TAGCGCAATAGTCCAATATAAATACTTCATTAGCAGTGATTCCTAAATTGATTGTTCATTGTTTTGTGATAGTTATTCTTACTGTGTAGTGCTTGGGGTATCGGGGTCGGCACTACGAAACTGAACGCACCTGATATTACGTTCATGTCTAATGATCTTTGCACTGTTGGTCTCAGCTTGGGCAGTGGTGCAATGCTCTCGCCCTTGGGTAATAGGTGTATTCTTGTTGTCATTGTTCGCTCCTTAGTTATACCACAATGTTACATAATGTAGTCGTATACAAAACCTTGGTCGTCGTAGAGTCGGACTAATTCAAAGTCACTGCCTAGTTCGGGGTCAAATACGTCGGCATGTTCTAAGTTTAGTTCGTCGTGCAGTACATATTCTTTTAGTGCGTAGTAAAGTGTCTCGTTCATGGTGATTCTCCTATGTTATAGAATGGGCAAAGGATTGTTACGGAAAAAACGTAACATGTTACAGAAAATGGGGTAAAAACGTAACGCTGTAAGTTCCTGATTTATAAGGAAAAAATGCAAGTTTTGCTCTATTTGTTAAATAGTAATATAAATATATATATATATAGCTCCAAAACGGATTTGTACTTTGATTACACTTGCACCTTCCGAACCTAACAAACTCTCGCAAACTTGCTCATATGTCACGTAACTTTGTAACATATAACATTCCTTTAAAATCAAGGACTTACAAAAATATAACGTAACAATGCTCATAACATTGCTACGCTAAACATAACATTACATTACTCAGCAATTGCAGTTGCATTAGCTTTGCGCTCAGCGTGGATTGCGCTTACTTCTGTAACAATATCAGTCACAAGAGATTTAATTTCTAAATGTAACTTTAGCTTAGCACCTACGGAAGTAATTCCAGTCTTTTTACTGGTTGACATACCACCCGACTTAGACTGCTTGATTACCATAATCTTAGCTTCGAACATATCGGGTAATGCTTCAAATGTCGCACGACCTGAGATTACGACTGGCTCACCTAACTTGAGCGCAATTGTCTCTGCTAGACTACGATAGTTACCATTTACACAATCGTTAAGTACCTTAGACATACCGACTTGAGCACTAGCTTGACGGATTGCTACACCGACTTTGCCCTTCATATCTATACAAGCTGTGAGTGCGTTCGTACTCGCAACCTGAACTACTGAAAATTGACGCTCTACTTTAGTAGTACCGACTGCGTTGATTACTACTGGGGTCATTGTGATTTGATTTGACATGGTTTAATCCTTTGAATTAAGAGTTACTAAGTACCTACTGACCTATTCAATAGATACTAGGGTAACCCCTAAGGGTTCGGGTGGATTGGTTACCTCTCTGTTCTTAGCTACCCGTTGATTAGCTTCACGTACCCTTGTACATAGGTGGCACGTTACCTGCTAGGATTTGCGCCCTAGTCTTTAGCACGTGGGATTCTTACCCCTCTGATGCTATCGCAGTCTCTTTTACTCTTACGAGTGACACTCTAATATGCCGAGTTTGTCGTCGCACTAAGGCGCCGATTGCTATCACTATCGCCGAGGGTTCGCTAATCCCTCGCTTTACAGATTGTTAAAGATAACTTTACACCTAAGCAAAGCTCCGCCCTTGTGACTACCTTTGCCTTCCGCTATTGAATCGGGCATCGGTGTCGAACATTACTTAACTATTATCGGTGTGACTCGGTACGATCACCTCGTCGTGGGTTTAATATAACACAATTTGACCTAATTGAACCACGAAGTAATTAAATATTTAACTATCTACTCACTTCGTATCGATTAATTACTTAACCGATAGGTTTAATATACCACAATTTGACCTAATTGAACCACAAAGTAAAAAAATAACACTATTTTCAGGGTAAACCCCTAGATAGACCCCCATACCCCCTAAATGGGCGAAGAAGGAGGTAAGTAATTCTTACACTATGATGTGTTCAAACGACGAGCAAATTTAAAAAACCCCCCCGTCACTAAATTTTTTGCTAACCCCCCGGGGGGTATATATTTTTTGAGAACTTTATGTTATATTACGCACCAACCCCATAACTTCATGGTGCATATGCTATCCGTAGAACCTACTGCTGATTACCCGTTACCTTTTGATCTGTCCGATGAGGAACCTAAAACCCATAAGGATGGCGTAGCCATTGCCGTTAATACAGTAGATTTACTTGAAGAGCTCGGCGCAAGTATTGACTATACAGATACTGACTTAGATGCAGCTAAAGATTTAATAACCGGTACAGAAAAACCAAACGCGCCTAAGACTATTAGCGTATCTGCACAAGCTAAAGCGGCCCAGGTATTAATAAAGGAATTTGACTTCCAAGCATTTGCCGATGTACATCAGGCACGTAATTTCATTACTAATAAGTTAGTATCTTTAGCTGATTGCGGAGATACAAGAATAGAAATTAAAGCTTTAGAGCTGCTCGGTAAGCACTCAGACATTGGATTATTTACAGAACGAAGCGAAGTAACTATAAAACATACAACTTCAGAAGCCTTAGAGAAGTCAATTAGAGAACGAGTTAAGCGTTTACTCAATGCGGATGTGACTGATATTACGCCACTTGACGACCTTGATGCCCAGTTAGGTACTCAAAACGAAGAAACAACGACACAAGATGCTCAACCTGAAGGAAATTGAAGCCGCCATAACGTCTGGCAAGATGTCCGAATCTGATCTTCGGGTGCTAGAGGCGTCTTTAATTAAATTAGAACAACTAAAAGAAAAAGAATTAGCTCAGGAAAAGTTTATTAAGTTTGTAAATCGGTGTTGGCCTAGTTTTATTAGCGGTGCCCACCACAAAAGAATGGCTGATGCGTTTGAAAGGGTAGCAAATGGAACATGTAAACGCCTTATTATCAACATGCCACCTCGACATACTAAGTCTGAGTTCGCTAGTTATCTTCTTCCTGCTTGGTTTTTGGGTCGCTTCCCCCATAAAAAGGTTATTCAGGTGGCTCATACAAGCGAATTGTCCACCGGCTTTGGTCGAAAAGTACGTAATTTAGTAGACACAGAGGACTACAAAGATATTTTTCCAGGACTAAACCTACGTGCAGACTCAAAAGCTGCTGGTCGTTGGAACACTAGTCAGGGAGGGGATTATTACGCGATTGGGGTCGGGGGCGCAGTAACCGGTAAAGGTGCTGACCTCTTAATAATAGACGACCCACACAGCGAACAAGAGGCGACGATGGCTGCTTCGAACCCCGAAATATACGATAAAGTCTACGAATACTATACATCTGGACCTCGTCAGCGTTTGCAACCGGGTGGTGCGATTGTGATTGTAATGACTCGTTGGGCTGCCAGAGATTTAACTGGACAAGTTCTTAAAGCCGCTGCAATGGGTGCCGACAACTGGGAAGTTATCGAATTTCCTGCTATTTTACCCTCTGGAAACCCACTTTGGCCTGAATTTTGGCGAAAAGAAGAGCTAGAAGCAGTAAAAAAGACTATCCCCAATAGTAAATGGCAAGCTCAGTATCAGCAAAATCCTATTGGAAATGAGTCAGCGATAGTTAAACGCGATTGGTGGAAGTGGTGGGAAGAGGATTCTCCGCCCGATTGTGACTACATTTTGCAAACTTGGGACACTGCTTTTGAAAAAAATAACCGTGCTGACTACTCAGCGGGTACAACTTGGGGTATCTTTAACTACCATAAAGATTACAATCAGCCAAATATTATTTTGTTAAACACATATAAGAAACGCGTAGAGTATCCTGAACTAAAACGAGATGTATTAAATGAATACAAAATGTTTGACCCCGACGGAGTTCTTATTGAAAAAAAAGCAAGTGGAGCGCCGCTTATCTACGATTTGCGGGCAATGGGAATACCTGTCCAAGACTACACCCCCTCCAAAGGACAAGACAAGATTGCCAGGCTCAACGCGGTGTCGGACATAATAGCGTCTGGAAAAGTTTGGGTTCCCCGCACGCGGTGGGCTGAAGAATTGGTTGATGAGATTGCAGCGTTTCCATCAGGGGACCATGATGACTTGGTGGATGCGACTACGCTTGCGTTAATGAGATTTAGACAGGGTGGGTTCTTACGTCTTCCGATAGATGAACCCGAAGATATTCAATGGTTTAGAGGCCGTCGTAATAGCGAACGGTTTTACACAGTTTAAGGAAACAAAATGGCAATCGTTAAAGGCCCCTATCAAGCACCCCAAGGCATCAGTGATGTTATGGCAAAACAACCAGATTTAGAAATTGAGATCGAAGACCCAGAAGGTGTGAAGATTAATATGGGCGGGGTTGAGCTTGCCTTAACTCGTAAAGAAAATAAGTCTGAAGATTTTGGCGCTAACTTAGCAGATGAAATTGATGAAGGTGTACTTAGCACTTTAGCTGGTGACCTCATTGGAGATTTTGATAAGGACATGCAGGACCGCCGTGAGTGGATACAGACATATGTAGAAGGGTTAAAGTTACTGGGCTTGAAGTACGAAGAACGTACTGAACCTTGGCAAGGCGCATGTGGAGTATTTCACCCGATGCTAACTGAGTCAGTTGTGCGCTTTCAATCCGAAGCCATGATGGAGACTTTTCCAGCAATGGGGCCAGTCAAAACAAAATTGATTGGTGAAGAAACTTTAGAGACCGAAGAAGCAGCGCTTAGAGTTCAAGATGATATGAACTACGAGTTGACTGAGGTGATGGTTGAGTACAGACTAGAGCACGAGAAGATGCTTTGGTCATTGCCCCTTGCTGGTTCAGCATTTAAGAAAGTTTATGAAGACGATATTAAAGGGCGTCAAGTTGCCATGTTCTGCCCAGCAGAAGACATTGTTGTACCATACGGCGCGTCAAGTTTAGAAGATGCCGAGCGCATCACACATGTAACTAGAAAGACTGAGAATGATGTTAAGAAACTCATGGAGTCTGGGTTTTACAGTGACATTGAGTTAGGTGAGCCGAACAATGAGCTGGATGATATTGAGAAACAGAAAGCGGAAGAGCAAGGCGTTATAGCGTCAACAGATGATAGGTTCCGCATACTTGAGATGCACGTTGACTTAGACCTGCATGGGTTTGAGCATACGAACAAGAAAGGTGAGCCTACCGGTATTGCACTGCCATATATTGTGACTATCGAGAAAGGTTCTAGAAAGATTTTATCTATCAGGCGTAATTGGTTAGAAAACGACAAACTTCATATCAAGCGTCAGCATTTTATTCACTATCAGTATATTCCTGGTTTTGGATTCTATGGCTATGGCTTGATACATTTGATTGGCGGGTATGCCAAATCAGCGACGATGATTATGCGTCAGTTGGTAGACGCAGGTACGCTAAGTAATTTGCCTGGTGGACTTAAAGCTAGGGGCTTGCGTGTTAAGGGTGACGATACACCGATCTCCCCCGGAGAATTTAGGGACGTAGATGTGCCCTCAGGAAGTATCCGTGACAACATTTTACCACTCCCTTACAAAGAACCAAGCCAAGTTCTGTTCACTTTATTCCAAAATATTGTCCAAGAAGGCCGTGCATTTGCATCGTCTGGTGATATTAAAGTATCAGATATGTCCTCTCAGGCTCCAGTTGGAACCACATTAGCTATATTAGAGCGTACGTTAAAGGTGATGACAGCGGTACAAAGCCGACTGCATTTCGCGATGAAGCAGGAGTTTAAGTTACTCAAAAGCATCATTGCTGATAACGCTCCAGAAAATTATGACTACGTACCTGAGTACGGGCAGAAATCAGCTAAGAAAGCTGACTACCACTTGGTTGATATCATTCCCGTCAGTGATCCGAACGCTGCAACGATGGCGCAGAAGATTACTCAGTACCAGGCAGTTCTTCAGCTTGCACAGTCAGCCCCACAGTTGTATAACTTACCCCTGCTTCACCGTCAGATGATTGAAGTGTTGGGTGTGAAGAACGCAGCTAAGCTTGTGCCGACCGAGGACGACGAGGTTCCAACAGACCCAGTGCAGGAGAACCAAGACTTGTTAACTATGAAGCCAGCTAAGGCGTTCATGGAGCAGAACCATCAGGCCCATATTACTGTGCACATGGCTATGTTGCAGGACCCGCACATGCAGCAGTTGTTACAAAACAACCCACAAGCACCTCAGATACAAGCCGCGATAATGGCGCACGTTAATGAACACTTAGGGTTTGAGTACCGCAGACAGATCGAGCAAAAACTTGGCGCTACACTGCCAACTAAAGATAGAGAAAAGAACTATCCCAAGATTGATGCGCAGATGGCAGATCAGATTGCGGCTATGGCAGCCCAGGCAGCCCAGCAACTTACACAACAGAACCAACAACAAGCCGCACAGCAGCAAGCTCAGCAGCAACAGCAAGACCCAATTGTTCAGATGCAACAGCAGGAACTGCAAATTAAACAGCAAGAACTTCAGCTTAAAGCTCAAAAACAACAGTCTGATACACAAGAGAAAGTGGCAAGAATTCAGATTGAACAAGCAAGGATTGAGGCCCAAAAAGAAATTGCAGCTATGCAAGTAGCCGCTACAGCGGCAGCTAATAAAGACAGATTAGGTAAAGAAACAGACCTTAATCGCGCCAAACTTATGTCACAAAACCAACTTGAAGGTATGAAGTTGGGCGTAGATATGCAGAAACACAAACACGCAATGAGCATACAAAAGCACAACGTTGATAAGCAAACCGAGTCAAAAAATGCACAACTTAGACAATCCGCCCAGCAAACCCAACAGCAAGCTGACGCTGCAAACGTAGCCAAACCAACTGAGAAAACTGAATGAAAGAACAACAAACATTCTCTTACCACCTTCACTTAGAACGCCAAAAACAGGTTGACTTTGTAGTTGGAGGAAGATGCGCTGACTTCGCCGAGTATCGGCATATCTGTGGGATTATCCGGGGTCTTGAACTCGCAGATCAAATCGTAGACGACCTCGTGCAAAAACTGGAGAAAGATGATGAATTTTGATGTAAACGCTGTGGACTTATCGGGCATCCTGAACAAAAAGGAAGAAGATAAAGCTAAACAGTTGCCAGAACCAAAGACATTTCACTTATTGTGCGTAGTTCCAGAAGCAATGGAACAATTCCAAGAAAGCGAAGCTGGTCTTATTAAAGCATCACAAACACTACATTTTGAGGAGGTTTTGACCCCCGTATTATTTGTAGTAAAACTAGGCCCTGACGCATACAAAGACGAGAAAAGGTTCCCATCTGGACCGTCTTGTGCTGAAGGTGATTTTATTATTTGCAGACCCAATTCGGGTACTAGGTTGAAGATTCACGGCAGAGAATTCAGAATTATCAACGATGATTCAGTCGAAGCAGTGGTTCAAGACCCCCGTGGCATTACACGAGCATCATAAGGACACAACATGGCACAATTTGAAGAGTTTAAGTTCCCCGACGAACAAGAGTTCAAACAACCAGCTAAGGCTGAAGAACAGTTTGAAATTGAAATTGAAGATGATACTCCCGTGGAAGACAGAGGCCGCAAGCCAATGGCTAAACCACCAGAAGACCCAACTGAAGACGAACTAGCTAGTTACGACGAAAAAGTACAAGCTAGGATTAAAAAGTTTACTCGTGGATACCATGATGAACGTAGAGCTAAAGAACAAGCTGAGCGTGAACGCCAAGCCGCTGAAGCCTATGCCCGTCAAGTTATCGAAGAAAACAAACGCCTTCAACAACAACTTTCTACAGGTTCCAAAGCATATATTGAGACTTCTAAACATGCAGCAGAAGTTCAGTTAGCCGCAGCTAAAGAAAAGTTTACTAAGGCATACGAGGCGGGGGATGCACAGGCGCAAGCCGAAGCCCAAGCCGCTATTGCTGAAGCAACAGTTCGAGCAAGCCGTGTCTCTGATATGAAACCTGTGGAGGTCGAGGAACGACAATTCCAACCAGCCCAAGTTCAACAATTTGAACAACCAAGACTACACCCACGTACTCAAAAGTGGGTAGATGACAACAATGATTGGTACGGAGTTGACGAAGAAATGACTGCATCTGCTGTGGGGCTTGACAAAAAGCTTCAAAGAGAGTATGGTACAGACTTCGTGGGTACTGAAAAGTATTTCCAGCTCATTGATAAAACAATGAGAAAAAGATTTCCTGAACACTTTGAAAGTGAACAGAGCCAGCAAATTACCGATGAAGAAGAGTATGAACCTCCTACCCGTCGTGCTACAAAACCCGCGTCTGTAGTAGCTCCCGCTTCTCGCAGCACGCCGCCAGGCCGTATTAAATTAAAGCAGTCCGAAGCCGACATAGCTCGCAAGCTAGGGGTGCCCATAGAACAATACGCAAAACAGGTTGCTTTACTTAGAAAAGGTGCTTAATCATGTCAGATAACAAACAATCCCGCTTAGATCGTGAACTAGATAGCCGTGAGGTGACGTTTCAACGTCAAGAGAGCTGGAGACCTCCAGACCTTTTGCCAACACCAAATCCTAGGCCAGGATGGAATCACAGGTATGTTCGCACAAGCACTTTGAACGAAGCTGACGCGAGAAACATTTCTTCTAAACTGCGTGAAGGATATGAGCCCTGCAAGGCGTCTGATTATCCTGAGTTAATGATGCACGCATCTACTGAAGGTCGCTTTAAAGGCAACATTGAGGTAGGTGGTTTATTGTTATGTCGTATTCCGACTGAGTTTGAAAAGCAACGTGATGAGTATTACGCTAAGCAAAATCAAGCCCAAATGGAATCCGTAGATAACAGTTTTATGCGCCAAAGTGATCCTCGTATGCCTCTGTTTGCAGAGCGCAGATCGAACGTGACCTTTGGTAAAGGTACTTAAATTTTTTGGAGATTTATAAATGGCATATCCTATCGTTCCCGCAGCATACGGTCTAAAACCCGTATCGCTGGCTGGTGGTAGAGTGTTTTCTGGTTCTACCAGACTCATTCCTATCGCTTCTGGCTATGGCTACAACATGTTTGACGGCGATGTCGTTACAGCAAGTGGTGGTTCATTAGTTGTTACAACTCTTGGCGCAGCGTCTTCACCTGTTGCTGGTACTATCGGTGTTTTTGTTGGCGCTCAATACGTCAACTCAATGAGCCAAACAGTTCGCGCACAGTTTTACGCAGCTAACACAATCACTAACACTATCTACGGACCTAATAGTCTGCAAGGTTACGTTGTTGATGATCCTTATGCTGTGTTCCAAGCCGCTGTACTTACACAAGGTACATCTTCTGTATCTAACACACCTGGTGCTACTATTGGTTATGTAAACCCATCTTTCATTGGGTCTAACATGTACTTGGTAACTAACGGTTCTAATGGTGGTTCTGCTTCTGGTAATACTACAACTGGTGACTCAGCAATGGGTTTGACTGGTGGTGTTATTACTTCTGGTACACAAGGTAACACACGTGTTACTTCTACAGCACCTTTCCGTGTTGTTAACGTAGTTCCAGATTCAGCAGTTACTGTTACAGCTACAAGTGGTAATGCTACTTCTTCTAGTTCAACACTGACAATGACAACTTCTAACACGGCTATTAGCCCTGGCATGCAGTTAATCATCCCTGGTGTTACTGGAGCTTTGGCATCAAACTTCCTTACAGTCACCAACGTAAGCACAACAACTTTAACATTGTCTGCTTCAATCACCGTCCCAGCAGGAACAGCTTTGTCCTTTGTTGGTTATCCTGAAGTGCAAGTACAGTGGAACTTCGGTTACCACGGTTACTTAAACGCAACAGCAGCTTAATAAAGGAGCTAACAAATGGCTATTTCACGCGCACAACTATTGAAAGAATTGCTCCCCGGACTGAACGCATTGTTCGGATTGGAGTATGCACGCTACGGCGAAGAACACAAAGAAATCTACGAAACAGAGACTTCTGAGCGTTCATTCGAAGAAGAGACCAAACTTTCTGGTTTTTCCGCAGCTCCTGTTAAGAACGAGGGCGCTGCCATTGCTTATGACAATGCGCAAGAAGCCTGGACAACTCGCTATAACCACGAAACCATTGCTTTGGGTTTCTCAATCACTGAAGAAGCGATTGAAGATAACTTGTACGACAGCTTGTCTGCTCGTTACACCAAAGGTTTGGCTCGTGCTATGGCATACACCAAGCAAGTTAAAGCAGCCGCTGTTTTAAACAACGGTTTCAATAATGCCTACACAGGCGGCGACGGTGTTGCTTTGTTCAGCTCAGCTCACCCACTTGTTAACGGTGGTACAAACTCCAACAGCCCATCTACTCCTGCCGACTTGAATGAGACTTCTTTAGAGAATGCCGTTATTCAAATTGCTGCATGGACAGACGAGCGTGGTCTTTTGATCGCTGCTAAACCTAAGAAACTTATCGTTCCACCAGCATTACAATTCGTTGCTACTCGCCTCTTAGAGACAGAGTTGCGTATTGGTACAAACAATAACGACATTAATGCTATTAAGAACAACGGTGTAGTTCCTGAAGGTTACACAGTAAACCACTTCTTGACAGCAACAAACGCATGGTTCCTGACAACAGACGTACCAAACGGACTTAAACACTTCGTTCGTACACCCCTGCAAAACTCAATGGATGGTGATTTCGATACCGGCAACGTGAGGTACAAAGCGCGCGAGCGTTACTCATTTGGCTGGTCAGACCCACTAGGAGTCTACGGAACTTACTAATTTAGTATTAGTTTTTGACGTAACTAGGGCCCTTCGGGGCCCTTTTTCTTTTATTTTATTTATGGTATGATTACCTGTAACTAAGTCACAGGAGTTAATATGGAATACCCTACAACAAGAGAAGAAGCAAAGAAAACCAACAGTAAGTATTATTTCACTGGGCAACCCTGTAAACATGGGCATATAGCTTTACGCAAAACTAAAGGTTCATGCGTTGATTGCTTAAAAGTAGAGTGGACTAAAGGAAACGAAACCCGTGCGGAGTACTTTAAACAGTACAACAAACAAGAACAAGTTAAAGACCGTAAAAATGAGTGGTATCTTAGAAATAGAGATCAAGTCATTGCACGCGCTTCCACACGCCCAGCAGATCAGTTACGTGAGTACCGTAATACATGGAAAGAAAATAATAAAACGCAAGTTCGTGCGGATACCAAAGCACGTAGGCGTAAACACCGAGAAGCTACACCACCTTGGTTAACGCGCAAACAAAAATCAGAAATACGCCAGCTGTACCAAATTGCAATTACGATGACACAGACAACTGGAGAGCAATATGTAGTTGACCACATAGTACCTTTGCGTTCAGATGTGGTTTGCGGTCTCCATGTACCTTGGAACCTAAGAGTAATCACCCAAGAAGAAAACCTCAAAAAATCTAATAAACTCCTTGACACCAGCCAAAAATAGTGTATATTTCAGTTATCTGGGATTTCAACCTTGTTGCCACTGGCCCAGCAGACGATGCAACGATTAACAAGGTTTCTTTTGCATAAGGACTCATATCATGGGACGTAGTACATTCGAAGGGCCAATTCTGGCAGCCGATCAACGTTTTGGACCTCAGCGTGA